GTCACCCGCTGGCACATTCTTGGCGTCCAACTTCTTTTTTGTTTCACGAATCTTAGCAACATTGAGATTCGTATTACTTCCGCCAATAGAATTGGCAACGGTTAGAGAAGTACCGGCACCGTCAACGGCGTCGATAATCATTTGGTCAAGTCGTCGCCCAATAGCTTTTGCACACACTTGGACTAGTTCTTGACGTTCTGAGAAGTTCACCTTGGCTTGGTCAAAGATCGAACTATATTCTGCAGCGGAATAGTTGGTTAAGGTCGCTGTGACCTGACTGAAGGCGGTGTTTAGTGGCACCACATCGGTCATAGGCGTAACTTGCGTAGCAACGCCTTTACCAACTTTAGGAAATTTAGCAGTGCTTCCGACCACACCGGTCTTTAGCCGCACGGTATCCCGCAACTTTGACTCAGCCTGCATAGCATGGTGAACCTCACTTGCGAACATTGTAATGAACGCTGGTGAGACATTTGCAGTCATTGCGCTTCCCCTAATAACAGGGTTGGTTTAAGCGCCGTTGGTTAGGGTCTGAAAGTAGACCGGCCGCCGACTTGCGCCACGGTGGCGCCTTGCCGTCGCTGTGCGACTTTGACCGGCCCAAAGGGTTAAGGGTCGACTATACGCTATACCTAATTATGTAAAAACGTCAATAGAAACATTTGATATATGAACAAACTTATGTAACAATGATTTATGTCTCCATAAGCTACACCTACCCCTCTCGCTTATTAAGGCCGCAAGTTTGATCTTTTAATCAATTAACTTGCGGTCTTTTTTTATCCTGCTGTTCCAAATAATGGCGCACTAATTGAATTACTGCCTTCGGATGCTGTATTCCCATAAAGTTTATTAAACATCTTTTCAACATTGCGCCGATATGATGGATCGCTTTGGAAGCGCGGATCACCGACCATTTCATTCAACTCTTCTTTAGATGGCATGTCATCAGTTGACGCTTGCAATGGCGCAACATTGTCGCCATAAAATCGCCGGATTTTTTGAAACACACGAATACCACCAGCTGTTCCGGCCATTACTCTTGCTTCTTCGTAATCATCCTGCGAAAGCAAGCCTTTTTCAACCAAACCGCCAAGCCATGTTGATGTTGATGCAATAAGCGCATCGGCCTCTGGTCCTAAAGCGCGCTTTTCCTCATCAATAGAACGAAGTTGCTCTGTGGCTTGTGTCATTCCCGACTCGACAAAACCAGCAGCCAATTGCTCAAAAGCGTGCTGGCTAATGCCAAATTCTTTTGCCCAATCTTTATAAAGGCTAACAATAGGATCATCGGAAGGTACACCTGCTTCTGTCAGCAGTGACAAATCATATTCTTCAGGAACCTTGTGGCGACCTTGCCGAAATTGCTTCCGCAAATTGTTATAAGAATTTGAAAGCTTTTCAACATCCGGCCCATTCTCTTCATCCCAGAATTGTTCCTGCAACCAATCCGGCCGTTTAAAATCGTCTTCAGGGTGTTCGTCTTCCGCAACAACGCCGTCATCATTGACTAGGTGCGGCATATCAACATTTGCTTCCTCTGCCGCTTGTGTAGTGGCAGGAGATTCAGGCAGCAAACTTTCCGGTGCCTGTGGTTCTTCCTCTACAGCTTCGACTTCAGCAGCATTACTCATTTTTGCTTTCCTTTTTTAACGTGCATCTCTATCTCACGGACGATGCTATTTTGACCCTCGCGTGCGTATCCGTATGACGCATCAGCTCCTGGCACCCAACATGGCTGATCTAGCGTCAGCCGCTGTAAGTGGCTCAACACTTTGCGCCCTGCTTCTGTGGAAAAACACTTTGCGTAAATTTTATCTAAATCATCCTGTTGCTCTATAATTTGAGCAATCAAATGATCTTCTCCCCCATCAGGGTCCAAACCGTCCCAACCTTCGCGGTTTACTGATCGGATTTTATTTGCCGCATTGATCATTTTTCGATCATACTTTTAATCCGCGCTTCAATAACCGGAAGCAGACGTATGGCGGAAAATCCTATTATAAAACTAAGAGCCGGACCCCAGGTCACATCCAGCACGAAGTGCTGCATTACTGGCGGCAAAAATAGTTCAGCAGAAATCCAGCCGACACCAATGGAAACTATCAGGTCGATCCATTTAATTTGACGATTAACCGCCCAATTGCATGCACCACCAATCGTAGCCGACCCGATACAGCAAGCTTTGACCCCTAGAGTTATGATTAATGCCTCTATCATTAGGCAGGTGCGACCTCTGCAGGCGCCGCTTGCTGTCCTTGCATTTGCTGCATCTGTTGCATTTGCATCATCTGCATCATTTGCATCTGCTCACGCTCTTGCGGCGTTGTACGCAAATTGGCAGGAATATTCATGCGGTCAGCAATATATTCAATAATAGCATCAGACTTAATTGACATCTGACCTTGTTCGCCAAATAGCTGCGTTACTTGTAAGAAAGACGTAACTTGATTGACCTCCTCAAGTGACTGAGCCTGCGCCAGCGGCGAGACTGCCTCTATCTTGACTTCAAGCCCGTTGACTCGCAGAGGCAATGTAATAATTCCACTTTCATCCAGCACATCTAAAATGCGGCGAACTAAAGGCACCATTGTTTCAGTAACAAGGCGCCCAAAGGCTGATCCAAGATTTTGCGCCAATTCTCTAGTTCGCTCTGCAATTTCAGTTGCAGAACGCGCTGACATATCATCGCGTGGCAATGTGTCATCTAGCATCATTTTCTTAATGGAAATCTGAAGGTCTTGCAGTATTAGCTGTGATAACTGCACATCTGACGATCTGGGCAAAGGTGCAAGACTTGGACCTTGAGGCCCACCGTTTCGCGCAACTGGAATAATTGCACCAGGCGCAATGTTAATGTTCTCAGGATTAAGCACGCCGTCATCAGCAGCCGTAAACATAGGCGCGATAGAAAGTGACGCGCCTTTTAGCAACAATTCTTTAGTCTTGTTGATTGTCTTAATGTCAGGCAATGCCCAGAGACAGGGGCCGCGGCCATAAACTTCACCAGCCGTCTTGGAGTAACGCGCTACAATCCAAGGTGAGGTGCGCATATAGCGCATTAGCAGCTTGTGCTTGGTCGCGGGATGGATCACACAGAAAGAATAATCACCGCGGTCTTCGTCAAACAATGTGACTTCCAGCAGTTCAATTTCTTCTTCCGGTGCAGAAACCTTTGCCTCTTCAATTTCTTTATTTAAATTCGCATCCAAATAGTGCCGCTGTATATTTTCCGGCCGCATTCGCAAACGGCGGTAAACGTTTTCCACCGTGCCATGTGGGCCTTCCTCAATAGCAACCAGATATTGTGGCACTGGCGTAAAGCGTAGCGGCTCTAGGTCTGATCCACGTTCAACAAGCATAACAGCCGTACCAACAGCCAAGTCTAGTAAAAATTCGCCAAGCGCCAAATCAAAATTACTTTGCTGAATCATTGCAAACATGCGCATGCGATAGACTTCAAGTCCCTGCTGGATCACACCACGCTGGTCATCGGGAACTGCGTTGCCAGGAACCAAGCGGCACCAATCGCGGTAGGGTGGAAACAAAGATGATTGCAGACGATTTGCAAAACGTTGCGTTGAATTGATGGCCGTCGAGTCAAAGATTTTATTCATCTTCGATTGACCAGGCGTCTTGCTATCGTAGGTGTTATACAGGTTACGCTGTGGCAAGCAGTATTCGTATGCTTCTTCGTAAATCGAGCGCCAATGCTCCTTCCGCGTCTCCGCTTTCTGCCAACGCTTTAATAGTTCTTCTACGCTTGGCGTTGCCATGTCAGACTTTCGCGTACTTGCGCTTTAACGCCGTGCGCCGTGCAGTTTTGTATTCACCACCGCTTTCTTTGGCAAAGCGCCGCGCTGCGATAGTTCCAGCCTTAGTATATGGAAAGTGCTTTGTCTTTCCGTCAGCCGTTTTAACTTTCGGCATCCTCTTTTTCCTTCTGGGCTAACTGCTCTTTTTTAATCTGGTCCGGCGTTTTTTCCCGATAACGTGGGTTTCTGCGCCATGTTTTGTCAGGCGTTTCTTCAGGCATAGGTCAATGCCCCGCCACGCCGTGGTTTACGACTAACTCGCTTTGACGGACCAAGCGTTCCACTGTCGCCAGAATCCATAATTCCAGTTTCAGGACTAAGACGATCCTGGCTTACCAGCAACCGGCGACCACGGCGCCTTGCGGCAAGTGAAGCTGAAAGCCGGAGTTGTTCGCGCTCACGCTCTGCCTTTGCACGCTGCTCTTGCTGCTCAACTGTTTGTTCCAGTTCCCTTGTTTGTTGCTCAAGGCGTTCTTCTTGCGCTTTAACCCGCGCCTCAATTGCAGAGGTATCAGGCTTGGGAAGTGGCGGCGGCAAACTCACGGGCGGCGGAGATGATGAGCCAAACATACTCATGTTGGAAATGCCCCAAGCGTATCTTGATTTGATGCTCCGGTTAATAATGGCCGTCTGGGCCTGCGACTAAGTGGACTAGCCCGTTGATCAAGCGCTCTTTGTTGCGCGACCAAAGCAGAAGTTTGGCCAAATTGCGGCGTATCAATTGGCGTTATAGCAGTTGACGGCTGGATGGACGCAGCCGCGGTTGGCTGTGGAACGGGCGCGGGAGCGGGGGCAGGAACAGCCGGTGCTGGCCCTGTTGCTGCTGGAGCTGGCTGCGTCGTTGCAACTGGCTCTGCCGCTGTTTCATTAGTTGCTTGCGGCTCAATGTCGACTAAACGCTGACGCACAATGAAATCTTTGCCCTCTGGGTTTTCATCAAATTGGTGCATCTCGCCGCGTGTATGTAGTCCACTTCGACGCATTTCCAAATCAGTCATTTTTCGTTGGCTGCGCGTTCCAAAAATTTTTACAGGCTTCCACCGCTTTCCCTCCGGCGTCGGGCCAGGTACGCGATAGACAACGCCAGGAAACTCAGGGTCTGTGTAGGTGCCGTAACCGCCACCTTGGCTTATTCCACTCACGGATAAATCCTTGCCATCATATAAAAACTCGTTTTGTCAGGCGCGTATTGATGCAATACACCTTCACTAAAAAAATACAGTGTTTTTGCAAATCGTTCAGCATGAACGTTTGGTTGGTGAACCGTGAATTGAACACGATGAAGGTGAGAACGAGGCCCAATCCACTTCATAAACTGACGTGCGCCTCTTAAAAAAACGCGGCCGTAATGTGGTAGCTGTATATCGCCAATTAACCAGCCTTCCGCCACACCGTTCCATTTTGGGAAAAACCCAAATACAGCCAAAATGTTTTCTTCAAAGGTAAGAGTCCAAGCTGGACCGTGAAATTGCTTGGCAAAAGAACGAAAGTCCTGCAGTGCGCCATAAGTTCGTTCATCCATATCGCGGAAACGCACATG